ATGGGATAGGACGGCGCAGGGGAACGGCTCGATTTCGGCGAACCATGCAGGCTGCCAACCCAATGGTTCCCACGCAACGGATACCGCTTCAATTCCACTGCAAACGCTGCCATATGTTAGTTTTCTCATATGATTTCTGCCCGAATCAAATCCCTGCGGAATTGGTTGTAATTAATCAGGCTGATTCCTGTGTTTTCCTCGAACGGAATTAGAAAATTTGCCATTGCGACACGCACGAAATCTGATAGGCGGTCGAAACTGCCAAGCGTCTTATAATCGTCATGGCGAAGTTCAGGGATTGTGTTTGCCGGTTCGATTGTGTTGTTACACTCGGCAATGCGGTAGAAATGCCATGCTGCGTTTAAGACTTCTTCGCGCAACACGTTTTCTTTTTCGCCTATGTCTTTAGCGATGGCGCGTATTGATTTGCCGTTGATGATGTCAAATAGGGCTTGGATATAGCGTTTCGGGCGGTTGTACAGGCTGGCGGTGTACAGGGCGATTTGCACGCTCGCGCAATATAAACCGACCGCCTCAACGGTCTTTTCAGGAACAACCGCGTCGTATGCTTCGCAATACTGGATCAGCTTCAACAATGGTTTCAGGATTTGACGCCGTTGGTTTGGCGACAGGTCGTCTGAATCATTACCGCGCAGGCTCTCGATTGCCGCCTGTGCTTCGTTGGTCGTTTTGCTTAATTCACTGTCGGCGTAGATGCAGGCGATGACACGCATTGCGCGGATAAGTTTTTCAAACACGGTTACGCTGATTCGGTCATAACCGTAAACCAGCACTTCATAGTGCATAAGGTTTTTGATGTTTTCGGTCAGTTGCGCGTCAAGGTTTTGCGGTTCGCCTTTCTGCATTGCCATCTTGTTCATCACATGGGCTGTTGCGATGGCCGACAGCTTGTTGCGGTCGGCGCGTTTGTTGCCGATATTTTCGCGGGCGTATTTTTTGACGGCTGATTCTTTCTTCGCCGCTTTCTTGGCGTCAATCATCTGTTTTGCCGTCGGGCGTGTTGCTACTGTTTGCATTTTGTTTCCTCGCTAATTGCCGTCCTCTCAACGGCTCGGGCGTTTGGCTGCCTGCCTGTGGGGTTAGTTGTCTTTCCCTCAATAAGGATTTGTCTAACTGTTACTGCTTTTTATCAAGCACTTCACGCAACTCGTCTAAAGTCGAATCACATTCAGCGGCGATAAACTCAAGGCGCACGGTGTCAGGGTGTGGGATAAGTTTTAGAGAATTTGTTTTTATCCCCCGTTTAGGGATGGGAAACCCCTCAAAACAAACAGTCGCCACATTACCCATATCGTGCAGTCCGACAATAACCCCCGTTGTTGGATAGCTTTCACAGCTAACGAGGTCGCCGAATTTAAATTGTTGCGTCATTTTTTAATCCTTAACTCAAAATGGGACGTCATCGTCGATGTCTTCATCGGGCGCGGCTGGTGCTGCTTGTGCTTGACGGTGTGGTGGTGTTGGCGTTTCTGCTTGCGCCTGTTGTCCATCATTACCACCGCCGAGCATCTTCATTTCGTTGACGATGATTTCGTATGCCGTGCGTTCGATGCCGTCTTTGCCCTCGTATTTGCGACTTTGAATGCGCCCCTCCAAATACACCTGACTGCCTTTCTTCAGGTATTGCCCAGCGATTTCAGCAAGGCGGCGGTACATGGTGATGTTATGCCATTCTGTGCGTTCTACGCGCTGGCCGTTGCGGTCGTTCCACGTTTCGCTGGTGGCTACGCTGAAATTACAGACGGCCTCGCCGTTGGGCATATAGCGCACTTCCGGGTTACGGCCAAGACGGCCAATGAGGATTACTTTATTCAGCATTTTTATTTCCTTTTAAAATTGATTTGACAGGCCTCCAGACGGTTTTGCCGTCCACTTCATACGACTGCCTGATTCCGACTATGTGGATATCGGGATTGCCCGCCGACAGCCTGATAAACTCTTCGGCTGTCTCGATGGTTGAATACTCAGGGCTGATTTGGTAGCGGCTGTTGCTCAACCGCTTCCATTTGCGCCGGTCTTCGTACCACTTGCAATCCGTCTTGTCATATACAAGCCGCCGCCGTTTTTCTTCTTCGGCGCGGACTTTCCCGAAAACGGCAAACATTTCAGTCGTTCTTAAATTCTTCATACCCATCAACGGTAATAATTCGTCGTTGGCTGGATATCCCACCGTTTTTATTCATAACGTTGCCGATTGCGGTAAATTCGCCGTCGCGCAGTTCTGCAAAGTTGAGCAGGATTTTCAGTTTTACCGGGCTATTTTTATTTGTAAGAACGGTCTTTCCAAACTCCCACCCTGTATCTTGTTCAAACATTTCTTTGCCTACATCAAGATACTCGGCTTCTTTTTCAGCCAGCTTTTTCTTTAATTCAAAGATTTCACTTTTGTATTGGTTCAGGGTGTCTAAATGATTTTCCATTTTCATCTCCGATTCAGACGACCTTTTCAGGTCGCCTGAAATTTCATTAATTAATCTGAAGATTCAAACGCTCTTCAATCTTCGCGCCTGCAACTTCTTGACCGCTTTCAATTGCTTTTTTGATTGCGGTTTTGTCAGGAACAACCGTGATACGTTCGCGCATAAATTCGGCGGGAATCTGCTTTTCGTCGAAAACGTCAACTGCTTTCGATTTGCGGAATGACGCTTTAAATGTGCCGTCGTCTGCCTTAATCTCTTTGATTCCCGCCGCTTTCATATTGCGGTCGAGATAGTCTTTCAGGCTTTGATTACGCGCCTTAATCGTCTTGAGTTTTTCAGTCATTTGCTTGATGTGTTCTTCAAGCATTGTTTCCGTTGCTTCTTGGTTTTTGATGTAGCCAATCACGGATTTTGCTTTGACTTCAAACTGACCGATAACCGCTTCCAGCGTATCTTGACGCTCTGTCTCGGTGTCAAAGTGATGGTCTAATGCCGCTTGAACGTCGGCGGTGCATTGATAAAGTGTGATACTCATTGCTCTTGCTCCTGTTTGTTGTTTTGGAAATCGGCTTTCCGGTTTTCGTAAATGTCTTTGACTTTGGCGCGTAGCTTGCCGTCTGTGTGCTTCCAGGCGTCCGCAAAGATTTGTTTCAGTTCATCTTCTGTTTGCGCTTCGGCTACTGCTTTCTCATACGCGGCAAGGTCAAAAGGCGGATTCTTTTCAACCTCCGGTACATCTTCGCCGGCGTAGATGTACAGGCCAAGCCCAAACATGCCCAAGCATTTCACAAGACAGCGCATCTTGTTTTTGTTGATGTCAAAACTGTTAGGGTTTTGAATCGCTTTGTTTCGATGGTCGATGACGGGAAGCCACATATAACGGCTGATAGATTGGTCGTCTTTTTTGACTGTTACCGTTACCCCCACCTCTGCCGTGCCATCTGAAAAGAATTTTTCAGGGTGCATTTCAAATACACTTTCCGGGTAGTGTTCCATCAGCGTTTGCCATGCCCATGCCCATGAGAGATAACTTAAACCGTTCTTTTTCTCGACCTTGTCATTCACATTCACAGACGACATGGTTTTCCATACTTCCTGTGGGAAACTCATTTTCCTTATTCCTTTCGTTTTCTTCTTGCTCTTCAAGCTCTTGCATAACTTGGCAATAAAACATTAATTGCTGACACATAATTAAACCTTTCACGCCCCTGCTAGCAGCTTATCTACATACGCCTGCGCCGCCTTTTCGGTTTTGAAAACCTGAACGTCTTGCAACGCCGCACGTTTTGCCTTATCGGGTCGGAACGTAACCTTGTTGTAGCCATCGGGCATAATTCCGACTTGATACCCGCCTCGTACTTTTCGCATGACTACGTTTGGGCTGCGCGGCAAGCCCATAAAACCTTTTACTTTTGCCGACAGGCTGCCAGCCAATCCGTATGGTCGATGGTTCATTTTGGAATCCTTTATTCATAATCCGTATCAGGCTTTAATGGCATGATATAAACTTGGCAATTCAAGAACTCAAACTTAAACGCCTTAAATTCTGTTTCATTAATTTGATTTGAAAGATAAACGGGTTTAAACATTGGAAACTTCAATCCTAATGCCTTTTGAATCTTGCCGAGTTTCTTAATGTAACGAATATTAAGTTTCAGACTTTCGTTTTTAATTTCAACCTGTTTTAAATCTTCAGGGTTGATATTAGTAACACTTTTATCATTCGGAAAACTTGTATTAAAAAGCTTTTGTTTGAAACTAAGAATTGAAAATTCGCCATCTTCAAAAAAGATGCTGACAAACGGAAAGTCTTTATCCGTTTTCTTTATTACATATTTAATCCAGTCCGTCGGAATCATTATGCTTTGAGGAATATCTTTGATATTTTCTTCGTTGATTACGCAATAAACATGCCCGTTAGTTGCCTTGATTTTTCCTTCTTCTTTATCAAGATAAACGCCGTTAATCGGTCTTGGGTCGTCTGTTGCCGCTGCATATGCCGCTGCTTTCAACAATTTTTTATCTATATTAAATACTTGCATTTTATTTAACCTCCGCGTCGCCGCGCATTCTTTCGCCGGCGTTCAGTTGTTCGTACATTTGCGCTATTTCTACTTCGCGCTCCCGCGTTATCCTTGCTGCCTCCTGCATTTCGTGGCGGGCAACCGCGTCACGGATATTTTCATATGGGTCGATAGCGTCCACGCCGATTGATGAAGCTGTCGTGTAGTCCATATATGCCTGTGCTTTCGCGTATGCCTGCACACAAAAAGCTACTGCCGCCGAAGCGATGATGATTGCTGTGTATTTCATGGTTGTTTCCTCACTGATTCATGGTGTTTGGGATTGCCCGCCGAATCTTCCTTACTAAACTCGGCGGGCGGGGCTGCTTCTTCGTTCAACCTGCGCCGCAGCAACTAAAGGTATCGTCGCCCGCGCATTGTCGCGGTTTGAGGCGGTGTAAAACATTTCAACAAAAACCCCCGCCGGCATTCCCGCTCACGACTAACGGTCTGCCTACTCTATCCACTTCATGGGTATTCTTTGCCGCGTCAGGCGGCGTTAATCTTTTCCTGCTCGATAAATCGGTCTGCGTAAAAATCGAGATTTTCGATTTGTGTGTAGTAATGGTCGTCCTCTATGGCTTCCTCCATCACTTCCATCATTTCATCACTGATCCACGCGGCTCCATCTCGCAGGCTCATTCTGTACTCCCACTGGCGCGGGGTTTCGTCTTGGCATTGCTTGAGGGCCTCGCGGTACTCAAACGCCGTTTTCATGACGAGATATTCGATGTCGTCTTCCAGCGCGGCAAACGCTTCTTGCTTCGACTCGCCGATTGCTTGCGCTCTCGTGTAGGCTGCGTCTTCGTCCGTCATACCCCAGTCGGATGTAATCGGTTCGCAAATCATTCGATGACCTCGCATTTGATTGGCGACGATGTGATTTTCAGTTTCGTACCGTCGCTGAAGTAATAAAACATGGCTTTTTCTGTTGCCGCTCCCAACTTTCCGCCGACAAATCCGATCGTTTCGATGGTGTCTCTGTAAAGCTGGGAAGCTGAAAAACCTGCTTCGACCTTATCGTCAAATTCGCCCTTTACCCATTGCGCCTTGTTGTTGATGTGTTTGCTCATATCAAGCATTTTGCGTTTCCTCGCGTTGTTGTCTTAATCAAGGGGTCGGGGCTTTCCGTTTCCGCGTGCCGTTGCCCTGCCGTGTGTAGTCGGTTTGTGCCTGCGCGTTGGCGGTAGCTCGCCCAAGCCCTTGATTAAGCCGCCTGTATTTCAAAGCGGCTGCTGTTTGCGCTGCGGGTTATTGTCTTTTCGGCTTCCCGCCTGCCTGTAACCGTTTGTTCGACTTCCCCCATGCCTATCCATGTCTTCCTATCGGCTTTCGCCTACCTGAAGGGCGGTTACTGCGTTTCCTGATTTTTAAAGAGCGATGTAAAAAATCTTTATTGAAACCGCCTCGCCTGAGGCGGTTTGGGTAAAGTTTCTTATTTAGACCGGCTCGATGAAATTACCTATATTGGCATTCCGCGCCGCAGCGCATGAATCGTAATAATTGGCGCCAAATTCTTCTTTTTTGCCGTCCAGCCATAAAATCTGGTGTTTCTTGGCTTTCCCGCGCCCTTGCGCAAAGATTCGACCTACCGTGCTTTCCTGATTTACATTCCAGTCATTGATTCTCATGATATTGGCAACGTGTTTCATTTTGATTCCTTTCAGTCGGTGTCTGTTTTGTTTCGATGTGTGTATTATAGCAAAGCTAAATATAATGTAAATAGCAATGCTAATCTAATTTGCTATATTTTTTGCTATATATTGATTTTAAAAAGAATTTAGTTCGAACTGATTTGAACCGCCTTGAACAAGGCGAAAAAAAGCCGCCCTAAATCGGCGGCTGTCAAGGTAGTAGCTTGTTGATTTCCTATTTCGGATATGAGAAAGCCCGCATTGCGCGGGCTTATTTGAGCTTAGAGGTTATGTTTGATTCATGGCAATTAAAGCAGCTTTTGCTAAAAAACCGCTACGGGTCTCATGATTTGCCGAAGTGTATTCATCTACTCTATCAAGTAGATACTGCGGCCAGCTAACATTAAACCTAATTTGCTGTTGGCTGATTTTGGCTGGGTCGATTTCAATCATTACCCATGTTGCTCCATCATAATCAGACTCTTGGCTTAAATCGGCAATACTGCTTACGGAAAGATTTTTAAACTCTCCGTCTTCAATCATGCCATCAATGTGCATATAGGCGGCAGAACGGGCATTTGTGATCGCTTCCTCAATAGTGTCACCATAAGAGAAGCAGCCCGGTAAGTCAGGAATGGTTACGCCATATGCCGAATGACTGTCTTTGTGCAAAGCGGCAGGGATAAACATTTTTCATCCTTTTTTCATTTCATGTATTCTTGTGTTGGGTGATTGGGGCGTGAGATACCCTTGATTATTTGGTTAGAAGAATGGCAGCGGGTTTCCCCGCTGCTTGCCTTTACTTCAAACCGGCTTGCTTAAAGATATTTTTTACCGTACCTATCGGCAAGTCTTTTTTGGGATGTGGCACTGTTACACGACCTTTCTTTGTTGGGTGCTTGTATTGCGAATGGCTCCCAGATTGTGCAACTTTATACCAGCCATCCTGTTTGAGTAGGGCGATAATGTCTAGACTATTCAATTATATCTCCTACGATCAAAACATGGCACGTCTGCCATGTGTGTAATAATACACACCATTCTAATAATTGTCAAATTCTAGTGTGTATTTGCGTGTAAAGATTTTGATGTATTCTCACGAATTAGGCAAAAAAAAGCCCGCGCGCGGCGGGCTTGGTGCGATTACTTGTCTTTATTTAGGTTTTTGTCGTGTTTCTCAAGGGCGCGTTTTGTCTGCTTGATTCCGGTTCTAACCTTGTTAATCTTTTCATCAGACAATTTGAGGTCTTCCGGTAATGTGCCGGACGTTTGAATCATCACATTACGGACTGACCGTCCCACTTCTTCGGCGGCTCGTTCCAGCGGCTTTTGTCCGCGTATGTTCTGATTGCGTATCTTTTCTTCTGTCTGCGTGATTCGGAATGTATTGGCCGCCAATTCGACAGGGTTCATAAAGTCCAGTAATGAGCCTTTCAGGTCGCCCACGCCCTTGTAGTTTTTCAGCTTGTTTATGTTCATGTTGTACAAGCCGCGATAACCGGCATTTTGGAATAAGCCATATTCCTCTACGCCGTGTCTGTGGGCAAGGTGGTTTAATGTCTTTTCTCGGTCGGTAATATCGCCGCGCAAGAACACACGGTTTACGTCGTCTGCATCTCGGAATGTTGCGTTAATCTCTTCCGCCAGCTTGGCAAAATAGGCTTGCGCCGCCGCTACGCGCGGATTACTGATATTCCCATTCATTACGGTTAAGTAGCAGGCAAACCGTGTCAATTTAATATCATTGTCGCAATTATGTGAGGCCGTCTGAATAAAGTTTTCAGTGATCGGGATATCCAACTGGAAGCATACGGAATGGGCGCGGTTGATTGCTTTTAGAATGGCCTGCATATCATTGTAGCCAAGCATCATTGCCAAGTCCGAAGCATACCAAAAGGTGTTTTCATCGGACTGGGAAAAGCTGTCAAAGGTTACTGTTGGCTGAGGGGAAAATACGGCAAGCTGGTGTGTCATATCGCAATTAAATTTAGTCATTTTTCAAACTCTTATTTTACCATAAAATGTTGTTTTATAATGATGATTTACAATTAAATCAAGCTAAAACACTCCACCAAAAAACCCGACCGATAACATTTATGTCGCCTGCGTCTGCCTCTTCGTCGGGGTAGGCTTCGGAATTGTAGCTTTTGATACGGATTTTATTGTCGGGCAGTTTTTGCAGGATTTTTGTCCGCAACAGCCCGCCATGATTGACGGCATAGATTTTACCGTCCTTGATGACCTTGTCGGCGGTATTGATGCCGAGTGTCGCTCCGTCGGGGAATACCGGCTCCATGCTGTCACCGTCCGCGCAAACGCAAACCACATCGGCAGGATTGATGCCGTGCCGTCTAAGGGTTGATTTCGAGAAGCGCAGTTTATAGCCGTTGTAGTCCTCGATGTCGTCTGAAAATCCGTTGCCCGCCGATAAATGCACGTCCTTATAAAACGGGACTTCACAATCATCAGCCGATAACGGCGTCTTGCTGTCCCAAACGTCCAGCGTACCAATTACTGTGGCGTTTGATTCAGGTCGTCTGAAATCTTCTTTCCCGTCTAACCACCCGCGCGGCAAAGATAGGGAATCTTCAATCTGCGCCGCCGCGCCATTTCCTATATTCCGATAGCCATTTACCCACTGATTTACCTGCGCTGGTGCTTTCCCAATAGCGCGGGCAAATTCAGCCTGACTGCCGTTGAACCGGCTTTCAATCAAGTTTTTCAGATTATCAAGTCTACTCATTTCTTTACTCCCAGCTAAATCAACGGTTTAAATTATAAAGCAACGCTATATATAACAATGCTACTATTTTGCTTGCGTTTTGAAAATAGCTTTGCTATACTATTGCTACATTGAATATAGCAAGGTTGAAATATGAACTTAATTGAATATTGCGCCATTCGCGGGAATCAATCTTACTTAGCAAAGAAAACGGGGATTTCACCAGCATTCATCAATCAGATTGCACGAGGCGTTAGAAGTGTTCCTGTTCAGTCGGCGGCACTGATTGAGAAGGCAACAAAAGGCGAAGTAACACGGCAAGAGATGTTCCCTGATGATTGGGAAAAGATTTGGCCTGAACTGGCAAAAAAGCAGCGGAAAAGTGAATAACCAAAAGGAAAGCAAATGAAGAAGCAGGATAAAAACCGCCTATCGAAGAAAGACAGACGGCTGATTAAGAGGGCGATGCTGAAAGCCGCCGCCAAAGGCTGCGATGAGGTTTACAGAATCGCGGAGGGATTGAAAGACGGCTTTGAATTACTTAGAAAGCAGCTCGATTAAATGGCCGTCATCGGTATTTAGCCCCGATTCTTCGAGTTTTTGATGAAGTGTTTGGATGAATACCGCCAATTCTTCGGCTTGCCCTTTGGCCGTATTGCCGTTTAAGCGGATAGAACCGCTGCGGATAAGCTCTTTGGTAAGTATGAAGGATAAGTTGGACGACATTTTTTACTCCGTCGGTTGTTGTGTGGAAACTCGATTGTAACGGAGTGATGACAAATCGGAAAGACGGTTGACTGCCCGGACAGACGGGCGACCGATAAAGAAAAGCCCGCACGAGGCGGGCGATTCCCCTGAATTGCGAGGAAACGATTCAGGTAAGACTAAGAGAGAATTGAATTATGAACCAAAAGCAAACGCAATGCAAGAAGATTATTGAATATATCCGCGTAAACGGACACATCACATCTTTGGAAGCGGCAAAACATTTGAGTATCACGCAGTTATGTTCGCGGATTATCGACTTGGAAAGCAGGGGCTTTGTTTTCAACAAGCCTAAATTCAAGGTCGGAAATTGCAAGAACCCGGTGGCGTTTTACTCGATAGCCAGGTCAGGAATCGAACCATGAACCGAGAACAAAGAATAAATGAAGCCCGATTGAAAGTCTTGGCTTATATGCAAGCTGAAGACGTGAGTAAGGCGCAGGAAGCATTGGATAAGTGGGTTGAAGAAGTGAAAGGGGTTGATGATGGCAATTATTCGGACGAAGCGTGAACACAATTACACAATCGTCAGCAACAAGGTTTATGACAAAAATCAACTGAGCTGGCAAGCAATGGGATTACTTGGATACCTGCTGACAAAGCCTGATAACTGGCAAGTAATGGTTGCAGAGCTTGTGAATGTTACCAAAAACACGAAGAAGCCAACAGGCAGCAACGGTATTTACAACATCATCAACGAATTAAAAGAAAAAGGATTTATTTCAGTAAGAAAAAACAGTGATGGTTCAACGGATTACACGGTTTATGACGAGCCGATTCAGCAGTCTAGCCATGAAAACCCTAATCAGGCTAACCCTAATCAGGCTAACCCTAATCAGGCTAACCCTAATCAGGCTAACCCTAATCAGGCTAACCCTAATCAGGCTGAGACCACACTAGTAAATACTGAATATAAACAATTACTGAATAATACAAATACACCCTTACCCCAAAACGACGAAAACGGAAAAGACGATTTGAACGCTGACGCGTTTGTTTCCGCTGACGCGAAAACACATGAGCAAGACGACCAAGATGTTTTGCAGACAGTGGGACAAACAGCAGGAGTGGAACAATCCACACTGAAGACAAACAGCGAAAGCAAAACCGACAGTAGCCGAAAGGGAAACCGCCAAGATGGGAATGTTCCGCGCCGCCGCCGATCCGACAGCGTGCCATGCCAAGCCATCGCAGACTGCTACAACGAGATTCTGGGCGACCGCCTGCCGAACGTGCAGCTACTCAACGAAACACGCAAACGGGCAATCACGGCGCGATGGATGGAAATCAAAGGGACGAAAGCTCCGAACGGAAAAATCCGATTTGAAAGCACCGAAGACGGCTTGAACTGGTTTGCATCGGTTTTCCGCAAGGTCGCGATGAATCCGTTTTGGATGGGTGATAACAGTTCGGGATTTGCAGTCAGCTTTGATTGGATTTTTAAGCCGGCAAACTTTTTAAAAATCATCGAATGGCGACCGCCGAAACACTAAAACCAAAGACGAGGAAACGAAGAAATGAACGAAGTTGAAGAGATGATGGCAGTCGAATCGCTGACGAGCCTTGAAGCAGAACAGACGGTCTTGGGGGCGATTTTGATTGACCCGGCAGCGATTGTGAAATGCGCCGCGCTGACGCCTGAAAAGTTTTACCAAGCGCAGCACAAGATTATTTTCCGCGCCCTGCTGGATATGGCGGCGGCAAACGAGCCGATAGACGTGATCACGGTAAGCGACAAACTGGAGGCGCGCGGAGAAGCGGAAAACGCAGGCGGTCTGTCCTACCTGATTGAGTTGCAGCAAAACACGCCGTCAGCCGCAAATATCGCCCGATACGCAAAAATCGTGAACGACCGCTACATCGAGCGGGGATTGCTGAAAGTGTCGTCCGATATTGAAAAAATCGCCCTAGCCAAAGACGGCGGCGACGTTGCCCAAAAACTCAATGCGGCGGCGGATTGCTTGGCAGAAGTAGGGAAAGACGCGGTAAAGCGCGAAAACAAAACCTATACCGAAACCCTGCAAGACTTAATCGCCGATTTGGATAAGCGGCTTGAAGGTGTGCGGTTTGGTTTGCCGACAGGCTTGCCGCAACTGGACGAAGCAATCGGCGGGCTACCCGATGGAAACCTGATCGTAATTGCCGCCCGCCCATCAATGGGCAAGACGGTGTTAGCCGAAAACATCGCCCGCTTTGCGCTGAAACAAGGTAAGTCGGTGCATTTTCAAAGCTACGAAATGTCATCACTGGAGCTTGCCCGCCGAAGTATGGCGGCGGAATGCAGTATCGACATGAAATGCCTGAAGACAGGTCGTCTGACTGAGATGGATCACTCGAACATGGGCAGCTACATGATGAAAGCGTCTGACTGGCGGCTTGATGTGAATAGCGACCTGTTGAACGTGGATGAGCTTTGCTTCTTGGCAAAGGAAAAGAAAATGACGACAGGTCTTGATTTGTTGGTGGTCGACCATCTGCACATCATGCCGCGGGCGGGCAAAGACGAAGTGGCTGAACTTGGCAACATCTCACGCCGCCTGAAAAACCTTGCCGTCGAACTGAATATCCCCGTTGTGCTGGTTGCCCAGTTGAACAGGGGCAGCGCGAAAGCGGCAGACAAACGCCCGAATATGGCAGACATTCGCGGCAGCGGCAGTGTCGAGCAGGACGCAAACATCATCATCATGCCGCACCGTGAAAGCTACTACGACAACCAAGTCAACCCGCATCTTGCCGAGTTGATTATCGCTAAAAACCGTGATGGCGAAATGGGCAGCGTGGTTTGCGGGTGGAAAGGACAGTTTGCACGATTTGAAAACGAACCTGATCTGAATTGGACGCCGACCGAGCAAGGCAATAAGTGGGGAAACGAATATGAGGTCTGAAACCTGTTACCACTGTGTCAACGCAGATTTCAAAGCCGAATCAGAAAGCACCATGCGCGGTTTTGCGAGGTGCACAAAGGCGCGAAATGCAGAGGAGCGGTCTAAATATTACTTCGGCGGCTATGAGTGCGACAAAGGCAAGTTTGAAGCCGCGCCGGCGGCAACGATGGCAAAGAGAAGTGAAATTTTTGAAAAATGGAGAACGAAAAAATGATGAAAGTGTGTAGCAGATGCGGGGAAGAAAAGCCGCTGGAAGAATTTCATAGGGCTGGCTTGGATGCCTATGGGAACAGTACGTTTAAGTCCAAATGCAAAGAGTGCGTGAGCATAGAGAACAAATATTACCGCGAAAAAAACAAGGAAATTCTGAAGCAAAAACGCCAAGAACTGCGAGAAAAGGCCGCCCCCGATGTGGGCGTCTTGATGCGCGAAGCGGCGCGAATGGCAAATCAGGCATTCCCGATTTTAAGCCCTGCGTACTGGGACGTAGAAGCGGCAATGCGGGCACATGAAGAACTGGGGATAGCATGGTAGTTTTGAGTTTACCTTATCCCATCAGTACAAATCGATATTGGCGGACGTTCCGCAACCGCCAAATCGTCAGCAAGGAGGCGGTGGCATACAAGGCGCGGGTTGCCGCCATCGCCGCTGAAAACGGTATCAAGCCGACCGATAAGACGGTAAGTCTGACAGTCCAGTTAATCCCAAAGGCGAACAAGGACGGGTCGGCAAGCAAAGTCTGCTTGGATTTGGACAACTGCCTGAAAGTCTGTTTGGACGCGTTACAGGGCGTCGCCTACGAAAACGACAATCAGGTCAGGCGTATTTTCGCTGAGTATGGAAACGAGCCGGTCGCAGGCGGCGGGTTGGTGGTAAAGGTTGAGGAGTTGGATGAAAAGTAAAACTAAAGCGGAAAAATTACATCTGCAAAAAGTGGCGGATATAGGTTGTATTGTTTGTCGTAATTGTGGGCGGTTTGGTGTTCCTGCCGAGGTTCACCATATCCGAAACGGTGCAGGTATAGGGCGGCGGAATAGCCATTTTGAGACGATTCCGCTATGCCCTGCCCATCATCGGACTGGTGGAGTAGGGATAGCCTTTCACGCCGCGCCGCGAACATTTGAGGCGACATATGGGACAGAACGTGAGTTATTAAAACAGGTTGAGGGGATTTTAAATGGCTGTTGATTGTTTGAACTGGAAAAGCGGTTTGGAGTATGACGAGATACGGGCAAATAGAGAGGCTGCAAGAGACGCAGAAGTTTTACGCCTGATTGAAATGGGCGGAGTGGTTTTATCGGATTATCCTGATTACATCATCTTTAAAAACGGGGATGTTTTTTCTACATTATGCCGCAAGGTTGTGAAGCTAAAACCCGGGAAGAAGAAAGCTGGGTATAGGTTCATAGGGTTAAATAAAACAAACGGGGAACGTAAATACGAGATGGTGCATAGGCTCGTTGCAAAAACTTTTATCAAAAATCCTGAAAATTACCCCGAAGTTAATCATAAGGATGGAAATAAAAACAATAATGATGCATCTAATTTGGAGTGGGTTACAAGCAAGGGGAATATTAGTCATGCTATTAAAACAGGTTTAATTAAAACAGGGGGTAATTGTAAATTAAATGATATTGCCGACGTTGTATCTATTTTTAAGGCGCACGGCAAATACAGAGATATTGGCAAACGGTTTGGGGTTTGCGCGCAAACTGTTTGCAATATTAAAAAAATGAAAGGTTTTTACGGTCGCCGCCTTGAAGAATTGGGGATTATCAGCGTGAAAGGTCGTTTGAAATGAACGAAGCGAAATTCACGCTGACACCGCAAAATGCGCGCGGCGTCATGCGGTCGATTTGGGATAATTTGAACGGGTGGTTTGAGAATGGCAATTTAGACATCACGATCCGCCCGCATAAATCTAAACGCAGTATCGAACAAAACCGCCGCTTGTGGAAAATCTACGGGGAATTGGCGGATAAGGCATGGGTCAACGGCAGGCGGTACAGCATGGAAACGTGGCACGAGTATTGCAAAGGCGTGTTACTGGGCTTTGATATTAAAGCCATGCCCGACGGCACAGAAGTTAAAACGCCGATAAGCACGACAACGCTTAATACGGCTGAGATGACGGATTATCAAAACCGCTTGCAGGCGTGGGCGGCAGGGGAATTTGGAATAATTTGGGAGTTTTAATGTATAAAAACGTGGAACAAGTCTTACGGGATGTTTATAAAATTCAAGGTGTGCGAATGGAGCCGTTAAACAACACGGCGTCCGTCTGCGCATGGTGCGAAAGCAAGGGCATGATGGGTGGCGGCGGAGAATTGACGCAAGCCGAGACGCACGCAAACGCCGCGATGATTATCAGCCGTATCGAGCGCGTGTTAAACCGCTACGAGTTGGCGGCAGTAGAGTGTAAATACAGCAGCGACTTGAGCGGGATTATCGACCTGACGGCGTACATCGAGGAGCAGAATAATGGCGTAAATCTTCTGTTATGCGACGCCATTTTGTCCAATCTGTTCATAGGGTATCCGAAACAGACAAATATTATGGACAGGTATGATGTGTCAAAAGCAACAGTATGGCGGCAACAAAAAAAAATCAGTCAAATCATCGCTCGATTAGAAGAGACAGCACAAATAAAACTCTATGACGAGTTTAAACGCTGTGGCATAATTTCATAACCCACATTACTACACAAAAAAGGATGAAAAAATGAAGAATCTGATTCTTGCTGTTGTTGTCGCCACCGGCTTGGCAGGATGTGCGGCAGCGATTGAGCCGAATCAACAACAGTTGGCGGCTGCGACATATCCAGACCCAATGCCGCCTAGTCAGTTTGAGAAAGCGATAAAAGAATGGGCGGTCGATAACCTTGTTGACCCTGATTCTATGAATATTCGCAGCGTTGACACAACACCAGCGCGTAAAGGGTGGATTGCGGTTTGTACTAAAGTTGACCCATCAATGGGCAATTGCATGACACGTATGTTTTACTTTGGACATATCTTCAATGCGCGTATCAATGCGAAAAATCAACATGGTGGATATACCGGCTTTAAGGATTATGCGTTTATTGTGCGTGGCGACCAAATCAGTTATGGTGTAGAGACTGAAAAAATTTCTAATATGAAATTGTTCTAACATATTGACTGCGTGAAACCTTTTAGATACAATTATGATATAGTTTGGAAATAGCTATATAAACCGCCTTTATTGGGCGGTTTTTTGCGTTTTCAGACGACCTGAATTTCAGGTTTTCTAGCCATGCCATAACTGGCAAACGGCAAAAGGGGCGGCGTAGCCGTTGAGGAAGATGACGCGGACGCTTCCAAATAAACAGGGGGTCGCGCCCCACTCTCCTTTGTTGGCACTCTGTAAAAACGCGGAGCAAGTGAAACAGCGTTTGCCCGGCCTAATGGTCGCCTGCCATGACAGGCTGTAAAGTGGTTCTTGCACATAGCCCCTGCTGTGTTATCGGTATGGGGCTATCCCTTTTATGTTGCTGTGTTTACACTCCTTGCCGTCTAAATTCTGATTAGGGTCGGAATTAGGCGGCTTTCTTTTTTCTGAGAGGTTCGATATGAGCGATAAAGAAAAACGCCCTGTCGGGCGTCCAACGAAGTACAGCCAAGAAATGGCTGATAAGATTTGCGGGTTGATATCAAACGGCATGAGCTTGAGGGCTATTTGTAATGTAAATGGTATGCCCGCAAGAGGAACGGTGTATCAATGGTTGAATGAAAATCTTGAATTTCAAGACCAATACACGCGCGCGCGAAGTGAGCAGGCGGATTATTTTGTTGAAGAGATTGTGGAAATCGCTGACAACGTAACAGCGGAAAGCGCAGCGGTGGCAAAGGCTAAATTACAGATAGACGCCCGCAAATGGGCAGCCTCTAAGATTGCGCCTAAGAAATATGGCGATAAGACGGAGCTTGACGTTAAATCGAGCGATGGCAGCATGACACCAGCGGTAAGGCTGGATATTGAAGAATATCGCAAGATAGCCAAAGAGGTTTTGGAAAAGGTATAGCATAAAATGCTAATCCTGTGAGCGGCTAGAATGCCATTTTTAATTAATCTTCCAAAGGAATTTAAAATAAAATGGCATTAGAGCAGTTTAATGAAGCCGAAATTTCGGTCATCCGAGATTTAAGTTCCATCAATCTCTATATGTTCACGCGGTGGATGTTTCGAGAGCGGCGAGGCTACCAGTGGACGCAGGCAAGGCACCACGCCCTAATCTGCGACGCACTGGAGCGTGTTTTCAACGGCGAAACGAAACGCCTGATTATCAATATCCCGCCGCGTTACTCGAAAACGGAGATTGCGGTAGTGAACTTCATCGCATGGGCGATGGGGCGCGTACCAGACAGCGAGTTTATTCATGCGAGCTATTCGGCCACGTTGGCTGTCAATAACTCAGTGCAAATCCGAAACCTGTTACAGCACGAAGAATACCGGGCGATTTTCCCAGGCGTGGAACTTGAGAGCGAAAGCAGCCATCACTGGAAGACGACCGCAGGTGGTGTGATGTATGCGACAGGTACGGGCGGTACGATTACAGGTTTTGGCGCGGGTAAGCACCGAGACGGTTTCGGAGGCGCACTGATACTTGACGATCTGCACAAAGCTGACGAGGCCCGAAGCGAGGTCAGGCGGCAAAACGTCATCGACTGGTTTCAGAATACACTGGAATCCCGTAAAAACAGCCCTGAAACACCCATTGTCGTGATTATGCAAAGGCTGCATGAGAAAGACATCGCGGGTTGGCTGCTTGATGGCGGCAATGGCGAAGAGTGGGAGCATTTGTGCTTATCCGCTATTCAGGAAGACGGTACGGCGTTGTGGCCTGAAAAGCACGACATTGAGACGCTGCGACGAATGGAGCAAGCCGCGCCGTATGTGTTTGCTGGGCAGTATTTACAACGCCCAGCCCCGCCTGATGGAGGCACATTCAAACCTGACAATCTGCAATTTGTGAAAGCCCTGCCCGCTGGGAATATCCGATGGGTGCGAGGATGGGACTTGGCGTCCACTGCAAACGACGGCGACTACACAGCAGGCGGCAGGCTTGGCGTAACAGAAGACGGGCGGTACATCATCGCCAACGTCGTGCGCGGTCAGTATGGCGCGGATGAGCGGGATAGGATACTACGCAACACGGCGCAAAAAGACGGCGTGAAAACGAAAGTATCTATCCCACAAGACCCTGGCCAGGCTGGCAAATCGCAAACCTTGTATCTAACCCGTCAATTGGCGGGCTTTTCTGTATCTGCCAGCCCTGAATCGGGCGATAAGGTTACGCGCGCCGAACCGTTCGCCGCGCAGGTCAACATCGGTAATGTGATGGTACTAGACGACGGCACATGGGATACAGATGCGCTGATTGCTGAGATGCGGATGTTCCCGAACGGGCAGCATGACGACCAAATCGACTGTTTGAGCCGTGCATTTAGCGAGTTGCTAGATACCCGAACGGGCATGATTGATTACCTGCGTTTGCAGGTCGAGGCAAACAAATGAGTAAAAAGACACCATTATCACAGGGCTTTATTGCCCGCGTTGCCGCCGGTGTCCGTTACGCCTTTACCGGCAACGCGGACGGATGGTTTGACGCGGGCGAGCCTTTAGCCCCTGTCGCACAGCAGGCAGAGGGTCGGCGGTTCGACTACGAGCCGTTTTACAACGTAGGGCATTCCAAACCGCGCGAACAGGAAGCAATAGGTTTTGCACAATTACGCGCCCTTGCTGATAACTACGACGTGTTGCGGTTGGTTATCGAAAAGCGCAAAGACCAAATGGAGGGTCTGCAATGGACAATCCAAAAACGCGACATAGCATCAACGGCGAACAACGAATCACAGCGCAAAGACAGAAAGGTCGATGAAGCCATTGCATTCTTCCAGTCGCCCGATAAGGAGCATACATGGTCGGACTGGCTGCGCATTTTGCTGGAAGACCTGTTCGTCATTGATGCGCCGTGTATCTACCCACGGAAAACGCTGGGCGGCGACTTGTACGCCCTTGAAGTGATAGACGGCGCAACGATTAAGCGCGTGTTGGATAATACGGGTCGTCTGCCTTTGCCGCCTGAAACGGCGTATCAGCAAATCTTGCACGGTATGGCGGCGGTTGATTACACGGCGGACGAGTTGGTTTACCGTTCGCGCAATAACCGAAGCTACAAGGTTTACGGCTATTCGCCTGTTGAGCAAATCATTATGACCGTGAACATCGCCCTGAAACGGCAGATTCACGCGCTGGAATACTACACAGCGGGCAGCGTTCCCGATGCTTTGGTTGGTGTGCCTGAAGCGTGGTCGGCTGACGAAATTCGGCGATTCCAAGAGTATTGGGATTTACTGCTATCAGGCGAGACGGCGGAACGGCGCAAAATGCGTTTCGTGCCGGGCGAGTTGTCCCGAAACTTTAAAGAGACGAAGCAGCCGCCGTTGAAAGACGTTTACGACGAATGGTTGGCACGCGTCGTCTGCTTTGCGTTTAGCGTCGAGCCTACGCCGTTCGTGGCACAGGTAAATCGCAGCGTGGCAGAGACGAGCCGTGAGCAGTCGTTGTCCGACGGCATGAGTAGTCTGAAGAACTGGGTAAAAGCCCTGATTGATGACGTGCTCGCCCGTTACATGGATATGGCGTCGTATGAGTTTGTTTGGCAGGAAGAGGAATCACTCAATCCGAAAGAACAGGCAGAAATATACGCCATCTACAAAAACGCAGGCATCTTGACCGCTGACGAAATCCGCGCCGAACTGGGTAAGGAGCCGTTACCGGAGCAGGATAATCCCGATCCAAATCAGCAAAACGACCAGCCTGAAGAACAGCCGAACCAAGAGGCTGAAAAACTGGGAAAGTCGGAAAGCCCAATGAGCGAAGCCGAAGCCGCCGCGCTTATTGAGGCTTATTTGCTGACACGCGTGGACGGCATGGCTGAACAAATCGCCGCGCTGATTGATGGTGCTGCTATTGACTGGCAGGCTGACGACCTGACCGCCGAACTAAACCGAGTGGCGAAAATCGTTACCAACGGTTTGGATTTTGGCGACTGGGCGGGCTTGTCCGATGTGGTCGAGCCAATAATCAGACGCGCGGCGGAAGATGGGGCGGTTGCTGCTTTGTTGCAGGTTATGCCCGACCCTGCTGTCGGTATGGTTACGAACATCCGCAGCCGTGCCGTCAAGTGGGCGCATGACCGCGCCGCCGAAATGGTCGGCATGAAGTGGGTGGGCGGCGAGCTTATCCAAAATCCTGCCGCCGAGTGGCAAATCACTGAAGGTACGCGCGAAATGATACGCGCCCAAGTGGTTGAAGCCATGCGAAACGGCGACAGCGTACAAGAGTTGGCGGGTCGTCTGAAAGAATCTCACGCCTTTAGTAATACCCGCGCCAAAACCATTGCTCGAACTGAGACGGCGATGGCGGACGGCATGGGCAACCTGATAGGCTGGGAAGAAACGGGGCTTGTTGCCGGTAAACGGTGGATAACCGCTGAAGACGACAAGGTGTCTGCGATTTGCAATACGAACGGGGATATGGGCGTGATTGGGCTGCATGAGCATTTCGCACATGGCGGCATGACACCGCCTGCCCACCCTAATTGCAGATGTACGGTCGTGCCTGTTTTGGCAGATGATATGCCAAAAGTTTAGTTTTTACTGGTGGTAGTGATGGGTTTGCCGCTCTCTTTACGGGGGCGGCTTTTTTTGGAGTACAGAATGGCAAAGTTATACGCAGAAATCGCCAAGATGGAAGCGCAGGACGACGGCACCGTCAAAGTTTGGGGTTACGCCTCAAGCGAAGCGGTCGATTCGGACGGCGAAGTCATCGCGGCGGAAGCTATGAAAGCGGCCATTCCCGACTATATGAAGTTTGGCGCGGTGCGTGAAATGCACGGCTCAAACGCGGCGGGAACGGCTATTGAGATTAATGTAGAAGACGACGGGCGCACGTTCTTTGGCGCGCATATCGTTGACCCTGTTGCCGTGACGAAAGTCAAAACAGGCGTTTACAAAGGCTTTTCAATCGGCGGCAGCGTTACCGCCCGCGACGAGTTGAATAAGTCGCAAATTACGGGCTTGAAGCTGACAGAAATCAGCCTTGTTGACCGCCCTGCTAATCCCGACGCGGTGTTTACCTGCTTTAAGGCGGACAAGCCCAAAGACGATGAAGAAACGGCAGATAAGGACGACGAGTCAGCCGACAAAGCCGACGAAACGCCAGACGACGATGCCGAAAAGGCAGACGGCGAAAAGGCCGATGACAAAGAAGACGACAAAAAGGACGAAACCGAAAAATCGGCAAGCGTGAATTTGTCCGAATCTGAAATCGCTATCTTGAAAGCAGTCTTGGCGAAAGCTGAGAAGCAGGAAGCGGCGGTAAAAGCTGACGAGCCTGTCGATGAATCGGTAAGCAAATCCGACAAATCAGACGACCTTGCCAAAGCAGAAATGGCAGACGCCTTGGCGAAAGCACAAGACGCGCTGAAGAAATCGAATGACGCACTTGCCAAAGCGCAGGCGGAAATCGAAAGCCTGAAGAAACAGGCAGCACCGCCGAAAGGCAGCACTAAAGCCATTAGTAAGGCAGAAGATAACGGCGAAGACCCTTTAAACGGTTTTCAGCCGATTGTGAAGAATGACGGTTCGCTTGATGATGTGGCAACACTCGTCAAGGCAGCACACGCAGGCCGTCTGTAACACCGCTTACAGGCGGTTTTTTTATTTTTGGGAGCTTTATAAATGAACGTGAATCAAATCACTCAAGAAACGCTTGAACTGATGAAATCAGCGCAAGCAGGCGGCGAGCCGCTGAATAAAGGTTTTACTCAGCCGACCAGTTTTACCACTGGTTTGCAAACCTATGACCTTTCCGCGCCGTCTCAAAAACTCTACCCGGTATTGACCCCGTTGCGTAACCGTATCCCCCGCGTGGGCGGTGGCCGCACCATCGGCTCAAACTGGAAAGCCATCACTAATATCAACGTCGGCAACCAACGCGCCGGTATCAGTGAAGGCAAACGCGGCGGCGTTATCAATCATGAAATCGTTGAACGAAACGCCCAATTCCGCGCCATCGGCTTGGAAAACCAAGTAACCTTTGAGGCAGACTATGCCGCTCGAGGTTTCGAGGATGTCAAGGCGTTGGCGGTTGCCCAAACTCTGCAAGCGACTATGGTTGCCGAAGAAATGATTTTGCTGGGCGGTAACACCAGCCTGAAAGCAGGCGTTACCCCTACCCCGACCGCTGTCGTTTCTAACGACACTTTGGGCAAAATCAGCGCGTCCACCCTGTCCATCGTCTGCGTGGCTTTGGGTTTGCAGGCATACTGGGACGTCGCGGGCGCGAACAACGGCGCAATCGGTCAAGGCTTGAACATCAAGACTGCCCAAGTCCCTGCCAAAATCACACGCCAAAACGCCGACGGCTCTACCGATACATTCGGCGGCGGCTCTGCCCAAAAATCTGCGGCCGCTTCCGTCTCCGGTGTCGGTACAGGCAAAAAAGTAACCGCCATGATTCCAGCCGTTCGCGGTGCGGTCGCCTACGCTTGGTACTGGGGCGCGGCTGGTTCGGAAAAACTGGGCGCGATCACCACTGCCGCCAAAGTGGACATCTTGGCAGACGCCGAGGGTACTCAGACCGCTGCTTCCCTGCCGTCTGAAGACAATTCCACTTCCGTTTTGGAATTTGACGGCTTGTTGACCCAAATCGCACTGCCTGATTCAGGCGCGTTCTGGTCTGACAACAAAGGCAACGGCCTGACCTCCGACGGCGCGGGCGGCGTGTATGAGTTTGAAGAAGCGTTCGCGCATTTCTTCTCGAAATACCGCTTGTCCCCCGATACCATCTACGTCAATGCCCGCGATTTAGCTGCGTTGACCAAGCTGATTATCGGCAACGGTGGCGCGCCGCTGATTAAGTTGAAAGTGGACATCGACAACGCCGCGAATATTCGCGCGGGCGTGGTGGTCGGATCGTACCTAAACAAAATCACAGGCGACGAACTGAACATTGTGGTTCACCCGAACTTGCCTGCCGGTACCTATCTGTTCTACTCGACTCGCTTGCCTGCCTACGTTCAAGGCATCGGCAATCTGCTGCAAGTACGCACGCGCCAAGAGTATTATCAAATTGAATGGCCGCTGCGTACCCGTATGTATGAATACGGTGTCTATGCGGACGAATTGCTGCAAGGCATGTTCATGCCTGCCTTTGGTATGATTACCAACGCCGCCTAACCCTAACAAGGTCGTCTGAATTTTCAGGCGGCCTTTTCTTTTGGAGAATCGAAATGACAGAAATGGTTAAATTACAAGCCCCCGAAGGCTTTACCGATGTTTCCTTTGGCAGCCAAAGCTACACAGTGGGCGATGACCGTATTGTGGAAGTACCCGCCGAAGCGGCGCAATTCCTTTATCAGTTCGGCTTTGGCAACGTTGCGGCTGAAACTGCCGAAACTGAAGAGCCTGAAAAAGCCAAGCGCGGCCGCAAAGCGAAAACCGAGCAGCCGGCAGAGCAACCAGCCGAACAAGCCGAACCTGTTGAAGCGGTAGAGCCTGCCGAAGCCGAACAGGCTGAAGCAGAACAAGCCGCCGAACCTGAAAAGGCTGAATAACGATGACCGCCCTTGTTTCTCTTGATTTATTCAAGCAGCGGCTAGGCGTTACCCACGACAAGCAGGACGCGTATTTTCAAACCCTGCTTGACGGGGTATCGGCGGCTGTCGAAGCCTACATCGGGCGCAAACTGAAAGCGGCGGACTACGTCGAGCGTTACAACGGCAACGGCAAAAACCGCATCGTCCTGAATCAATATCCCGTCCTGTCTGTATCGTCCGTGAAAATCAACGGGCGCGTGGCGAACGACTGGGATTTTGATAACTGGCTGCTGATACGCCATGCCTGTTTCGCGCAGGGAATCCGAAACGTCGAGGTATCGTACCGCGCGGGCTATGAAACCATACCCGCCGATATTCAGGAAGCTATCTTGATTATCGCAACGCAGCGGATGAACGAAATCGAGAACAAGGGCGTACAGTCGAAAACACTTGCAGGCGAGACCATCTCATTCTCTTCGTTCAGCGAGTCGGGCGGTATCCCCCCGTCGGCGTTTGCGATACTCAATGAGTACAAACGAAAGGGCGTGTAATGCTGAAGATGGAATTTATCGGCGGCGATGTTTTGGTGGCGTTATTGCGAGCATATGGCGACAAGATTCAGACGGCTGTCGTGAAGTCTGTCGCACGGTCGGCGTTGAAGTTGCAAAGCGAAGTCATGGAAAACCGTCTATCGGGGCAGGTGTTGAATGTACGGACGGGCAATCTGCGTCGGTCGATACACCAACGCGTAACCAACACGGGCAGCGCGGTAATCGGCGAAGTAAACACCAACGTCCGCTACGGCAAGGCGCACGAATATGGCTTTGCAGGCACGGTAAACGTCAAGGCATCTTTGCGTCAGGTTCGCCAAGCGTTCGGACGACCGCTGAAATCTCCGCGATACGTTCAGGTTCGGGCGCATTCCCGCAATGTACGCCTGCCTGAGCGGTCGTTTTTACGGACGGCTTTGCGCGATATGAAGCCTGAGATTGAAGCTGATTTGAGAAACTCTGTTAAAGGGGCATTGCGATGAACCGTGAAGCGATTTATTCCGCGCTGTGGGCGAAGTTGGACGCATTGGACGGCTTTACAACCAAAAGCCGTAAATTACTGCACTGGAACGACGTGAAACGCTACGACCAGCCCGCGTTATTCATGGCGCAGGGCGATATGCAGGCAGTAACGTTGACAGGGCAGGAAACCAAGTGGATTTTGCGCGTCGATGTTTACCTGTACGTCCAAACATCAGGCGAGCCGCCCGCACCCATCATGAATCCGCTGATTGATGCGGTGTGCAATGCCGTGAACGCCGTCCACCCTATCACAGGCAAGACGGCTTTAGCGGTTGATGGTGCGGACATTGAGTATTGCCGCGTCGAGGGTACGGTGGAAACAGACGAGGGAACGCTTGGCGAACAGGCGGTCTGTATTATCCCGATTGTGATTTGCGCCGCGTAATGCGGTTTTATTTTTGAAAGGAAATGTCATGCAGTTGACGTTTGGTAGCGGCGAAGTGTTCGCCGAAATGATTACGGATGCTTACGGTAACCGTGTACAGAACGCAACGCCCGTGCGAATCATGGGCTTGCAGGAAATGTCCGTCGATTTATCGGCGGAACTGAAAGAGTTCTACGGTCAGAACCGCTTTGCGCTGGCTGTCGCACAAGGCAAGGTCAAAGTGTCGGGCAAATTCAAAGGCGCGCTGATTAACGGTCTCGCCCTGAATACCCTGTTCTTCGGCGCAGAATATGCGACCGGAACCATGAAAGCACTTTGGGCGGATGTTGCGGGTAAAGCCATCCCTGCGAGCGGCGCGTATACCGTCCAAGCAACCGCCCCGAACGGTGGTCGCTTTGTCGAAGATGCGGGCGTGATGGGTAGCGATGGTACGGCATACATCAAGGTCGCGAGCAATCCGACAGCCGGTCAATACATGGTGTCCGCAACAGGCTTATACACCTTTGCTGAAGCGGATAAGGGCAAAACCGTTTATCCAAGCTTTACCTATACCCAAACCATGCCGTCAGCCAAGAAACTTGAACTGACAAATTTGGCGATGGGTAATACGCCAACATTTAAACTCAAATACCTGACGCAGTTCAAGGGTAAAAAAGCCCTGTTGGAACTGGAGAGTGTAACCAGCGGCAAACTGGGCTTGTTCTCGACCAAAAACGACGACTTTTCTGTCCCTGAAATCGACTTCACGGCGCAAACCGATGAAGCGGGCTTTAAAGTCGGCACGTTGTGGATTCAAGAGTAATCCGTGCAGACCGTCCGAAAGGGCGGTCTTTTTATTTGACCTGAATCAAGGAAGCAAAAATGACAGTACGAATTAAAGGCGTAACCGTTGAACTGAACGGCACAAATTACGTTATCCCACCTATCGCACTTGGCGCACTGGAGCAGTTGCAAGAACGTATCGGCACATTTGACGGCAACGTCCAAGACGCAAAACAAATCTCTACCGTTATTGACTGCGCCCATGCCGCCATGCGTCGCAACTATCCCGACATGACGCGCGAAGAAGTCGCCAACTTAATCGACATCGGCAACATGAATGAAGTGTTTGCCGCCGTAATGGACGTTTCGGGTTTGAAACGCAAAGAACAGGAAGCCGCACAAGCGGGGGAAGTTCAGGCGGCGGACTGAGTTTCGGCGCGATGATCGCCCACGTCTGCGCCTCTACGGGGTGGACGTGGGACTACGTCGCCGACAACTTAGATTTGCCGCGCATCAAACACTTGAACGAGTATTGGCGCGAACACCCGCCCGTGCATATCTTGGTAGCGTCGTACATGGGCATTAAGCCGTCGTCGGGCGTCGTACAGAGCGAAGCGGACGAAGCCGAAGCCATCAATATGCTTGGCGGTAACGAGCTGTCTGAAGACGAATTTAACGCCTTACTGAAAGCGAAAGGAATCATCTAAATGGGCAATGCGATTTTTCCCACGTTCCCCGGCTTGAAGTGGGGGCGGAAGAAAACGGCGGTATGGAGTACCGGTACGCAAAAATCAGCGAGCGGTCGAGAACTGCGAACCGCCTACTACACTTACCCGCAATGGCGGTTTTCGCTGTCTTTCGAGGTGCTGCGGACAAAAGCGTCCGTCAACGAACTGGAGCAACTGGCGGGATTCTTTAATGCCCGCAAAGGCAGCTTCGAAAGTTTCCTTTACGAAGACCCAACCGACAACGCAGTAACCGACCAGCCTATCGGGAACACGGTGCAAGGCGTTACGCGTTACCAGCTTGTCCGTTCGATGGGCGGTTTTATCGAGCCTGTCTTGGCAGTCAAAGAACGACCCGCCGTCAAAGTGGGCGACGTGGCTTTGACTTATGGGCGTGATTATTCCGTTACCGACAAGGGCGTTTTGGTTTTCAACACACCGCAAACGCCGGGTCGCCCTATCACATGGACGGGCGGTTTTTATTTCCGCGTGAGGTTTACGTCTGATACGGTGGATTTTGAAAACGTTTTGGGCAGCCTGTGGGCAGCCAAAAAGATTGAGTTTACGAGCGTGAAGTTATGAAGACAGCGACAAAAGAACTGATTGACTTGCTGCACGGCAGCGATGAATTTCAGATGGCAGACTTATACACCATCACGCTTTCAGGCGGGCAGGTGCTGCGCCATACCAGCGCAGATATGCCCGTCGTTTGGGATGGGCAGACCTACGAAGCACATAAGCTGATTATCAAGCGCGGGGCAACCCGTATCGCTGTCGGATTAGACGTGGATTCCAACACCCTGCAAATCGCCTCCGACCCTGATTACAGGCTTGAGGGCTTGCAATGGGCTGAAGCTGCTTTGGGTGGCGTATTGGACGGCGCACGGGTCAAGATTGACCGCGTGTTCTTCGGTGTCGGCGCGTCATCTATCGGCAATATGGTCGAGGACGCAAACGCCGTCTTAGAGGTTTCGGGCGTGAACCGTACCGAGACCAAAACGCTGCAAGTTCGGGGCGATCTGCCGAATGAGTTTGTTTTGTCATGCGACATCGCACTTGAAAACGCGACGTCAATCTATGGCAAACCCTACCCGCGTATCGGTGCTGAGTTGTCTGTTACCTATACGGACAATTCCGTCGGCTATTTTAGCTGCTGGTACGAAGATGCGGTCAGCGGTAGTACAAAAACACTGTCTGATCGCATTTCGGCAAGGCACGAAATCCCAGCGGGCAAAACGGTCAAGGAAATCCGTAGCTTGATTATACAGGCACGATACCAAACGTCTGATTCTATCAGGATTTCAGGCGTTGATTTGCGGTCGGTTGCCGATGTTAACGGCTCTCTTGCCGAACTTCGCCCTGTCGGTGCTGTGAATATCTTTTCAGGGCGCGTGTCGGATGTATCGGGCAGCAGGTCGTCTGTAAAGGTTGACGTCAAATCTGACATCGAACTTTTGAACGTATCAAGCCCGCGCAACATCTATCAGGCGGGTTGCATGAGGACGCTCTATGACGAGGGCTGCAAAGTCAACCGCGAAAAATTTACGGTGGACGGTCGAGTAACCGAAAACAGCCAAACAGGCAATGCGCTGAAACACAATCTAACGCAGCCTGACGGGTGGTTCTCGCAGGGCGTGATTAAGTTCACGAGCGGACGAAACGCGGGCTTGAGCAGAACGGTTAAGGCGCATAACGGCAATACGTTCGAGTTTGCCCTACGCCTGCCATTCCCGCCGCAGGCTGGCGATGTGTTCAAGGTTTATCCAGGCTGCAACAAGCGTCAGGACACTTGCAAAAACAAATTTAACAACGTCGTGCATTTTCGCGGATTCCCGTATATCCCGTCTGCCGACACGGTAGTTTAAGAGGTCGTCTGAAATGGATTTGCGAGAACAAATCATCGAAGAGGCGCGGTCATGGCTTGGTACGCCCTATCATCATTTCGCAATGGTCAAGGGCGCGGGCGTGGATTGTGCCATGTTGCTTGTCGGAGTTTACGGTGCGGTCGGTATCGTCCCCGATGACTTCACGCCGCCCAAATATTCCCGTGACTGGCATCTACACCGCGACACGGAGCGGTATTTGGAAGTCATCGCCAAGTTTTGCAAGGAAACGGACGACCCAAAGCCCGGTGACATTGCTATGTGGAAGTTCGGGCGCACGTTTAGTCATTCCGCCATTTTGGTTGGCGACGGCAAGATTATCCACAGCTACATCGGGCGCGGCGTGGTTTTGGACGACATCAATCAGCCCGAACTTGACGGGCGCGAAGTGAAATTTTTTACGTTGGAGGCATTTCATGAACATTGAAGTATCAGCCTACGGGCTTGGCGGCGGTAGCGGTGGCAGCGGTGGCGGCAGTTATGACGACACAGCAATCAAACAGGAATTGTCACGAATCAGGCAGGCGGTAGCAGCTTTGCCGAGCGGCGCGCCGTATGACGACGCCGAAATCAAAAAAGAACTGGAAGCCGTCAAGAAGCAACTTTCTGACCTGCCTAAGGGCGGTGGTGCAACATACGACGACAGCGACTTGCGAAAACAGCTTGCCGCCGCCGTAGCGCGTATCGATGAAATTGCTGACACCCGCAAAGAGTATCAGGCGGCGTATATCGCGCGGGCGGACTTCCTGACAAATCCTGCAAACAATGAATTTATGACGGTCAAGTTCAAAAAACCGTTCAGCCAAAAGCCGTTTGTCAAAGTGACTTTGGACTTGGTAACCGTACAAGCACGGCTGACCTATCAGGCAAACGCGACAGAAACAGGTTTCGATATTGCAACCAACTACGCAGGCTCTTTGCTTGGCTTGTGGTACGAGGCGCATTTAGTAGATTGATATTTAGAGGTTTTCTATGGGCGGTAAATCATCAACCATTACATCGGCAGAAGAACGGATTTTATCGTTACAGGTACAACAATCGTCGCAAGGGCTTACCCTGCCTGTCATCTACGGCAGAACCCGTGTAGCCGGGAATCTGATTTGGTACGGCGACTTTGTCACCATAGAAAACAAAACCACGACACAGCAAGGCGGTAAAGGTGGCGGCGGTGTAAAGCAAGTCGATATTGCTTACACCTACGAAGCCGCCGTCATGCTTGCTTTGTGCGAGGGCGAAATTCAGGGCGTCGGTCGCATTTGGCGCGACAAGGAAAAATTCGATTCGCTGGCACAATTGCGCCTGACGCTTATGCGCGGCGGCGACGAACAGCCGTTGTGGACGCATTTGGCGCAGGCGAAGCACCAAAACCAAGCCTTGAACTATTCCGGAACTGCCTACCTGTGTAGCCCAAATTACGAACTGACGAAATCAGCACAGATTTACCAGCATAATTTCGAGGTCATCGGGAAACTGGGCTACTCCGGCAACATTCCCGACGCAAACCCGCGCGAAATCATCCGAGACCTGCTGACGAACCAACGCTACGGCTGCGATTTTCCCGCCGATAGCATCGGCGACACCGACCGATACAGCAACTATTGCCGTGCGGTCGGTATTTTCCTAAGCCCTGCCTACACGGAACAGGGCGAGGCGCAACGGAACATTTCCGAACTGTTGGAGCAGACCAATAGCGCGGCTGTGTTTTCGCAAGGTCGTCTGAAAATTGTCCCTTACGGCGACGGCAATTATTCGGGCAACGGCGCGGTCTATGTTGCTGACAATAAAGCCATCTACGACCTGACCGATGACGACTTTATCGTTTCGGGCGCGGAAGACCCCGTAAGCGTCGAGCGCAAAACCAATGCTGACGCATTTAATCAAATCCAAGTCGAGTATCTCGACCGCGATAATGACTACAACGTCGCCATCGCGGAAGTGAAAGACCAGGCAAATATCGAGCAATACGGATTGCGCCCAAAAGAAGCCGTGAAGATGCACGGTATCTGTAACGGCAAGGTAGCGCAAAAAGTAGCCCAGCAACTCTTGCAACGCGCCCTGTACGTCCGCAATGAATATGAGTTTAAACTGGGTTGGAAATACTGTCTGCTTGAGCCGATGGACATTGTAACCTTGACTGACGCAGGGCTTGGTTTGAATAAAACGCCCGTCCGAATCACGGAAATTGAAGAGGATGAAGAGGGTGTCCTCTCTATCAAGGCAGAAGACTACCCTGTCGGCGTTTACACAACGTCAGAATACCCAACGCAGCCGTCTTTGGGCTATTCGGCAGACTACAACGTTTCGCCGGGTAATGCCCATGCGCCCGTTATTTTTGAAGCCCCGTTGCAACTGACAGGCGGCGAGCCGCAAATTTGGATGGCGACCGCCGGCGGCGATATGTGGGGCGGTGCTGAAGTGTGGGTGTCAACCGACGGCGACAGCTACACACGCGTCGGCGCAGTTAATCACAAAGCACGTTTCGGCTCGCTGACGGCTGCTTTGCCGAATGGTGCGGTTTTCGACCGTACCAACACCCTGAACGTGGAAATTTCAGCGGGTCAAATGACAGGCGGCACGGAGCAGGACAGCCGCGATTTACTGACATTGTGCTACGTTGATGGCGAGTTTTTGGCATACGCCAATGCCGAACTGAAAGGCGTAGGACGCTACACATTAGGCAACCTGACGCGCGGCGCGTATGGCTCTGCTATTGACAGTCATGCAGCAGGCAGCCAGTTTGCGCGCATTGACGATTCGTTGTTCAGATACACCGTCCCGCGTAACTGGATTGGTCGCACGGTTTGGGTCAAACTGGTTTCGTACAACGTTTTCAGCGGCGGCATTCAAGATTTAGCGTCCGTTCCTGCGTATTCCTACACCATCAAAGGTGCACCGCTGGGGCAGATTCAAAATCTACGCCTGACATCATCTTGGGCATACGGCAAAGAAGCCGTTATCGCTTGGGATAAGTTGGATGGGGCAGATACCTACGACGTGGAAATCTACGCAGGCAACAGCCAACGCCGTTTGCGTTCAGTCAGCGGCATCGTTGACAACAGCTACACCTACACGCAAGCAGACATGAAAGCCGACGGCGGGCAGGTGCGTGATGTTGTTTTCAAGGTTCGTGGACGTGCTGTTACCGGCAAAACAGGCAACTGGGCGCAAATCGCGGCGCAAAATCCGCAACTTCAAGCATTGCAAGGCATCTCTGTCGATAGCGGTTTGAAACAGGCGTTTTTCACTTGCCAAAAACCTGCTGAAGAAGACTTTGCAGGGATTATTGTTTGGGTATCCGAAAACGCAGCCGTACCGACCATAGACGCAAACAAAGTCTATGACGGTGCGGAAACGTTTGTAACCATCGCCAAATGCAACGGCAATCCGCTGGAGAAAGGAAAGACCTACCATCTACGCGCGGCAGGCTATGACAGCTTCAGCAAAGACGGTCTGAAAATCAGCAACAGCGTATCGTTTACCGTTTACGATGTATCGACAAACGACCTATCAGAAAGCAATCTGAATAAGGCTTTGCGCGACAAAATCGCCCTGATAGACGGCAACGGCGCGGGAAGTGTAAACGCACGAATCGCAGCCGAAGCACAGGCACGGGCAGCGGTCGCCCGCACGGCAGAAGACGCGAAAGCCGCAGCGAAGAAAGCCGCAGACGACCTGACTACAAAAGCCGGCGAACTTGGAAACAAGATAACGGCTGTCGAGCGAGTGAATAACGAACAGGCGCAGCAAATCAGGACGGTTACAGTAGCACAAGGCACGACCGCCGCAGGCTTGGAGGCTGAAAAGAAAGCACGGGCAGACGGCGACAGGGCGGAGGCTGCGGCGCGTGAAACGTTGGCAGGTCGTGTATCTGCGGCTGAGGGTAACATCACGCGCGAAACGCAGGCGCGGGTTACAGCCATCAACGCCCAAACCGCCGCGACAGAGGCTTTGAAAACGCGGGTCGGTAATGCTGAAGGCAGTATCACGGCATTGCGCGAAACCGTTAATCAGAAAGACAGTGCAAGGGCTTCAGAAATCCAAACACTGACCGCGAAGATTGACGGTGTTTCGGTCGGTGGGCGCAACTACGCCCTATCGACAGGAACGCCCGGCAAAGTGCTGACCGTGAGCGGGAATAATCAGACCAAAAACGTCACGATTGACGTTTCGTCTGCTTTGGAACTGAAGCAAGGCGACAATCTGATTATTTCGTTCGATATCGAACTGACAAACGCTACATCGCCATACGGTAAACCATACCCACGAATCGGCGCGGAATTTTCCGTTACCTATGCCGACAACTCAATCGGTTATTTTGCTGCATGGTACGAAGAGGCGATAAACGGCACGACCAAAACGCTGAAGCAGCGGCTTGTTGCCAAACACACGGTCGCAAAAGAGGTTAAGGCACTGCGTAACATCATCGTTCAGGCACGATACCAAACATCGGAATCCATCAAGGTTTCCAATGTGAAGCTGGAGCGCGGAACGGTGGCAACCGATTGGACGCCCGCCCCTGAGGACAACGATGGCTTGCAGGAAATCCGCAGCACGGTTCAGGTAGTTCAGACGACCTTAACCAAAGCAACGGGCGACATCAAATCGCTTGGCGAACGTATCACGACGGTACAGTCAACCGCCGACGGCAACAAAGCGACAGTGCAAGCCCATTCACGCAGTATCAACGGCTTGGAAGCACAGTACACGGTCAAAGTCGACGTCAACGGCAAAGTAGCAGGCTACGGCTTGGCAACCACGCCGAAAAACGGCACGCCTGAAAGCAAATTCATCGTGAACGCCGACCGCTTCGGCGTCGGTGCGACCGGTAAAGCCGATATCTTCCCGTTTACGGTAGATACACGGCAAAACCGCGTCGGCGTGAATGGCGAACTGGTGGTAAACGGTAAGGCGATTGTTGATAGGTTGAACGCCGGGGATATTCACGGCGATAAAATCACGGCAAACACGCTGAACGCAAACCGTCTGACCGCTGGAAGCGTCACTGCGCGCGAGCTGGCGGCGGGCAGTATCACGGCAGAAAAGCTGGCGGCAAACGCTGTTACAGCCGATAAACTTAAAGCAGGTTCAATCACGTCTGACAAGCTAGCAGTTAGAACCTTATCTGCCGTAAGTAGTGATTTGGGCGATATAAACGCGGGCAACATCAATATCGGTAACGGTGCTTTTACTGTTTCGAGGGATGGTGATTTATATGCAAAAAACGGGCGTTTTGAGGGAACGATTTATGCGGATAAAATCGAAGGAGATGTTTTGAAGTTCCTGCCGTTTCAGAAGACGGGGGTGGGGCGATACTTTTTGCGTTACCACAATAAAAGCAAAAAGAATATTATTCTATCGTTTCAAAACTTATCTTTCACAACGCCTAACAGTAAATCAAGTTATTGGGTAGTGGTTAAAATTAATGGATATGTCGCCATTAATAAAGAGTGTTGGTCTGTGTTTTCGAATACTGACGGAGATAAGCGTGAGCATTATCGAGGCTTGTTTTACAATATCCCGTATCTGTCAGTCATTTCCCCTGATGATGTTGCGAATATTGTAATCGAGATAGACCACGAAACCACATATAGACGACCAGTAGAAATTGAAAGCACGCCATATGTCCTTGTGGCTATGGGTTAACATTATAGGAGTTTATTATGAAACAAATTATTGCAATTTCGCATGAAATCGAAGACGAAAGCACAGGGGCAACCGCAAGCTACCATGTGATTGAGTATGTCAGCATTGACTACAAATCACACGCCGCAAGCGCAACCCTGAATGGCTATGTGTCTAAAAAGGCGTATGAGGCAGGGCGAAACCCGCTCTGTTCGCATACTGTTTCCGTTAACGGCTTACCGGAAGGCGAGGAAGTTTCCCGCGCTTGGATGTATCAGAAAGCCGTTGAGCAGGGGAACGACCAGAGCATATTTTCAGGTTCCGAACTGATTGAAGCCTAATCTAAATTTGAAACAACGCCCGTGATGATTCACGGGCTTTTTTTATGGGCGGTCGTATGAACGATTTAGAAACAAAAATCAAGATAACCGTCGAAAACGGCACGGCTGCGGGTTTTAATCAGGCAGCAAACGCGGCGTCGAATGCGTCCAAGCAGATTGAAAACGCTATCGGGCAGGTGCGATCACAATTGACACGCAGCTTTTCCGAAATGCAGAAATCGATGGAACGTGCGTTTGATGTTGATATGTCCGATTTTGTCAGCGGGGTCAGCGACGGCAAGGAAAAAGTCAGGGAACTAAACGCCGAACTTTCCAAGACTGGAGATAAGGCGGCTGAAGCGGCTGGCGGGCTTGGCAAAATCGGGACGGTTTTGGCAGGATTTGCAACGCTGTCATTTGCTAAGTACATGCTTGATACTGCTGACGCCATGCAGTCAATCAACGCACAAGTCAGACAGGTTGTGTCGTCTGAAAGCGAGTATTTGGCAATACAACGCCAGTTATTAGGCGTGGCCAACAATACGCGCGCTTCGCTGGAATCAACAGCAAATCTGTACGTTTCCACGAGCCGCGCCTTGAAAGACTACCGCTATACGCAACAGGAGATTTTGACCTTTACCGAAGCAACCAATAACGCGATGGTCATTGGTGGCGTTCAGGCGGAACAGCAAGCCGCCGCGCTTATGCAGTTGTCGCAGGCTTTGGGTAGCGGCGTATTACAGGGCGATGAATTTAAATCAATTGCTGAAGCAGCCCCTATCCTGCTTGATACCATCGCGGAATATATGGGCAAATCCCGCGCTGAAATCAAAAAGCTGGGCAGCGAGGGCGAACTGACGGCGGACGTGATTTTTAAAGCCATATCCGGCGCGTCGGAAAAATTCAGCGAGCAGGCGGCAAAAATGCCTATGACGATGGGTCAGGCTCTGACAGTGTTCTCGAACAACTGGCAAAGCATGATTTCCAAGCTGTTGAACGACAGCGGCGCAATGTCGGGTATCGCGTCCATCATCAAAATGATTGCGGATAACCTGAATTTGGTCGTCCCGATTGTGGCTGGCTTCGGCGTGGCGGTTGCCGCTGCGACGGCTCAGGTCATTGGCTTTAATGTGGCGATGTTGGCAAATCCGATTGGACTGGTGGCGGTTGCCATCGGTGCGGTTATCGGCTTGATTTCTCAATTTGGCGACCAAATTGATGTTTTTGGTGGTGGCTGGTCGAACTTGCTTGATGTGATTCAAGCGGTTTGGCAGGCGATCACGGAAACCATCGGGGCGGCAATTGCGGAAATAAAGGCTTGGTTCGGCGGCGTGACGGACTGGCTGAATGAAAATGTCGGCGGCTGGTCGGCATTGTTTAGCCGCGTCATGTCGGCAATTGCAACGGTGGTCGGCGCGTATGTCAACGCCTATATCAACACGTTTGCGACAGGCTGGATGTTGATTAAAGAAGCCGCTAACAATATGCCGCAGTTTTTCGCCAATCTTGGCAAGGCTATCGGCAACGTGTTTATCTCTGCGATTGAGTGGATGGTAAACCGAGCGGTCGGCATGATTAACAGCATGATTGACTATGCCAACAAAGCCGCGTCTATGGTCGGCGTATCGGGCATTGATAAACTAAACAATGTTCAAATCGGGCGCATGGACGACGGCGGGCTTGGTGGCCGAATCGCCGACAGTATGTCAAAAGACCGCGTCGGAAATGCGATTGACAACATCAAAGCCCGCGCCGCTCTGATTCACGAGCAAAAAGCCATGCGCGGCGGCGGTGGTGGTGGCATACCGAAATCCCGCGTCCCGTCAGGTGGTGGCGGTGGTAGTGGAGGCGGCGGAAGCGGTCGCAAAGGTGGCGGGCGCAAGGGTAGAAGCGGCGGCGGTGGTCATGCCGGCGCAGCTAAAGACCCAATGCAAGCATGGGAAGAAGAAATCAAAGCCCAAAAACTTGCACACCGCGAAATGCAACGCGATACGTTAAATCATCAAGAATGGGATTTGGCGCGGGAAGCCGCTTACTGGCGCGGGAAACTGGCAACGGTTGACGCGGGCAGCAAAACAGGTTTGAAACTGCGTGAAAAAATCCTGAC